TGCCTTGAACGGTCGGATAGGCGATTTTACATACGCACAGCCAGTAGGGAGGTTGCAATCCGTCCTTGGGTTTCCAGTCGGACGGTTCCGAATACCGTTCCTCTAACGTCAGGTAATTGGACACCCATGCGGGCGATAGTCGAGGCCACACCTGCTCAAACAACAGCACGCCCAGTGCGATGCCCAGTAGCAGTCCGACACCATTACCTGTCGAAGGCTGGTCCGCAAGCTTGCATGCAGCCCACAGGCCGACGACCGGTAGCAGGAGGCTCACGGTCAGGTAGGGGACGCACTTCCGTGATTCACGCGAATCCTTCGCATGGTCGAACATGGTGAGCGCCACGAGAAGAAATACGGA